TAATACCCCAACGTACGTATCACCACCGAATACATTTACTTTAGTATTACTATTGTCTTTTGCATTGACATAAGACCCAGTACTTATATATACAGAGTTCTGTCTTGTAGCATAACTATTGCCACCATAAGGTGTTACAGATTGTCTTAAATTAGCAATGAGAATTGCATTAGCACTTTCTGGTCCGGCAGCTAATTCTGGTACTTCACCAACCATAGTATTACGAGAAGTCATATCTGTACTCTGGAATATTGCACATACTCCATGAGGTCCAACCTTCCTAACATTATTATCATCATAATCATTAGCCTTAGATGTATCTCCATATACCCAGTTATAATACACCATACTACCTACATTAGTAGCTTTAGTCTTCCAAGCATCGTCATCTAAGTCAAAGGGATCTGTATTAGTAGCAATTGTAATGTCTTGAATTGATGCTGAATTGTATCCACCTGTAGTAACTTTATTGTAATACTTAGCTAAAGTGGCATCATACCATGATTCTGCACCCATATAAATTGCATTATTTGCAGTAGATTGTTTTATAGAATCACCTATAGCTGTAACTGAAGTATAAGCCCAACCACTATTCTTAGCCCAACTAGTAGAAGTATTTGAGGTTACATTCTTTAAATCATGTTTTGAAGCTTTTGCCCCAACTAATACTTTGACTTTATCACCGTTAGGTACAACCTTATCATTCGCAGGAGTACCATTACCCATAGATTCATCGGGAGATATTGAAGATTTTAGTCTGTATATACCTTTAATCTCTGTAGCTCTTCCTGTTACTTCAGATGCATTTGTCCTATTAACACATATTTCTGGTGATATAAATAAGAAATATTCATTAGCATTCTGACTACTAAAGTCAAAAGCATGTGCATATTTATTATTTTGTGATACCATCCCATGAGAAGTAGAATAAGTAAGATATGGAAAAGCAGTTAATTGATTTGTATTATCATAATTACAAACACAACTAACAGCTCCTTGCATCAATATTGTTCTATCTGAAATAGTTCTTTCACATCTTACAATCTCATAACCAGTAATCTTCTTACTTTGGATTAAATCACTTGGTATATTAACTGTGAATTGTACACCTAATGGGTGTGTAACTACTTCCAAACTATTAGTAGTATTACCACCAATATCTACTCGCATACCTGAAGTAAAGATGTTATAACCAGGTGCACTAGCTTTAGGCATTCTAATATCAGCAATCCAATGAGCTGAAGATGCTACATTCTCTTCATTATAGAATACAATAGCAAAGCGATATATTTCATCTCTCATGTAGCTTCTTACCATCGATTCTACTTCACTATTACTATAGTTTAATATCTTAGCAGTAGCATCAGCAAATTGCAAAGAACCTGCATCTGACCAAGAACCATCTTCCTCAATATTGTATAAATCTAGAGTAGATGTAGAACGTGCTTTAGAGTTTAATGAGAAAGAATCTTCAGCGTAACCTGTTCTAGACGTAGGGGCATCACTTTCAATTAGATTTGTTTTTATAAATCTATATGAAATATTTTTACCTATACCACCGTATACATACTTACCTGTAGCATCTGGAGCATATAAATACTGACTATTATCATCATAGTTTGCAGGACAAATACAGTCGTGATTAGTTGGTATATCTTTAGTACTTATTTCTGAAGTAGAAAATGTTATAGAGTTTTGTCCAGATGTAGAAGTTAATAATATTTGACCATTCTTATTGCATCTATATGCTCTAGCATCAAATTCATCATCACTAATATCCCAAGTCTGTTCAGTGATATTAGCCGCAAATAACATATTGTCTTTAGATTCTATTACTTTGGGAGTAAACAAATAAGTACTTAAACCATTGAATTCTTCTAGAGTAAGCTCATCGATAACTGAACCACCTTTATCTTCATAAACTAAAGTATTATTTGAAATACTTATTTCATCTATCACAGTAATAACTGGTTCTGCAGTATTACTAGAGTAATATAGAGAGATTATTCTAGCTCTACTAAAAGAGTTAGTATCCACAGTAGTTTGTAGTTTAATGGATCTATTAGTAGTTTCTTCTTTAGAACTACCATAGATATCTTGGCTATTGGTGTTTTCTAAACTCCTAGATACTGTAATAATTGGAGATAAAACAGATATAGATGTTTCAGATGTTCTGGGATTAAATAGTTGATAGCAATATTGATACTTACCGGCTTTCAATCCACCTGTACCTAAACCTTTAAAAAATAAAGGTGGTAATTGACTCTTTGGTGATATATTTAAAGAGTCTACATTAAGATTAGGATGAGTTGTAGCTACATTCAATACCCTAATCTGATGTACACCATCACACCAATATATTTTAACTAAATCGTCAGATTCCCATTTACAAACACTACTAACCGCATAATGACCATCTATAATAGGAATATCCAATGTCACATTAGACGCTACTGTAGTTACTATAGGTTCAGTTTCAGATGCACCAAAATCATATCTATAAATATTGAAGTTACTACCCTTCTTAGTAAACACAATTGCCCAATCCCTAATTGTATTTGTATGGACTATTGTTTCACCATTCAAAGTCAATGTAGGATTGAGCTTACGCACACCTTCAATATTCTGCATTACTCCAGTAGAACTATTATCATTGGCAATAATACGTATGTTTTCTGCCCATTGATATTGTCCTGAATCTATAACTGAATAGTCTAGATCACAGTTCATTCCCTTCTGAAAAGTATTTGTTTGTCTTTGTGCATTCATTATGTAGTAGCATTATAAATTATTTGACGTTCCCCAGTATGACTATAGAAGGAATTATGATCTCTAAACTCAGGAACAATCTTATTCCAATTGTTCTTTATAGATTCTAAACCATCTTCATTAGGCATCAATGCTTCCGCATATGCTTGATTCCTATAGAAATTCCAAGATCTACGAATATCATAATATACTTCCCTATTCATTCTACCATTAAGATACTCTGGGTATTTCATTTTCATTGTAACATACCAGTATAAAGCTTCAGTATATGAGGTCATGTCTGGTATTAAAGCATAACCTTCTTCATCTGTATAAATACCACTGTATGATAGTTTAAGATAACCACATGGAGCGTTGCACATAATATAACCAGGTTTAACAGTATATTGTATACCTAAACTTGGATTTGCTGTATCAAAATGAAAAGCTTGATGATCACCTATAGTGTGTTGATTAATTAAATTAGATACTATAGTTCTAAGATTCTGATTTGTATTAAGCATTTCAATTGCTTCGGTTTTATCTATATTACCATACATATCTACCACTAGATTCACCATCACATCATTCTGTACAATCATATTTGGATCGCAGTGTTCACATTTACAATCATGTCTACATTCCTTAGTATGCCCAAAATGATCACAACAATCACAATAGCAATCATCATGACCCCATACAGCAAATGAGCCTGTGGCTTTTCTAGTTGGAAACCACGGTCCATCACAATTAAATGAATATGCTATTTGATGAAGCTGATGTAAATCACATGGTATCTGAGCTTGATGATTATGTATTTCTACAGTCTTTACCTTAGGTTCTAATTGTGTAACTGCACCAATTTTTTCCATTCCTTCAGCAATCCATTCTCGTATATCAGTGATCTTTATATCATCTTCTTTTAAATCAAGATCTGCGATTATCTTAGCTATGACAGTTTTTGTTGATGTTAATTTCGTTATCATAGTCTTAATTTTTATATTTCCATTTAAAACCAAATGCAGTCTTTTTGGAACCAAGACAGCAACGGTTTATAGCTGATCGATTTGCTAAACTACCCATAGCAATTGCTGCTTCTTTTATTGATGAAAATTCATCAATTATGTGGTTTGTATTTCTATCTATCTGATATACATTTCTTTTATTCCCCACACTATTTAATGGTTTCACTACATCAAATATATCTCTATTATCTTTATGGTATTTCCATAAAAAATTAAAAGCCGAATGTAATTTACCTTTACAACATTTGTTTATAGACACGTAAGAACCATTCATTGCTTTACCAGCTTCTACAAAAGATGGAAAAGTTGTTATATAATTTCCATTTAAATCATACTGATCTACAGATTTAGTACCTTTTCCTTTTCTACCTTTTGATTGATTTTCAAGATGTTGTTTCGATGGTTTATGTCCTTTCAAAGCTGTAGATAATCTTTTTCTAGTTTGTTCTGTACAAATTC